AAATAAGACGGTTTCCGATGTATTAAAGGAAATTTACGATAATTCAAAGAATAAATCAAAGCAAGTCAATGCATTAATTGCAGAGCTAAAACCTCTTGTAGAAAATATAGGGGATGCTACACTAGTAGTTCCAATGATTAAAGAGTACTTAGAAGTAGGAGTAAAGAATGATGAGCATTTGATAAAAATGGTAGCTCTAGTACAGAGGTTTGACGGAGGAGCAAAAGGATCAGAATCAGACTATTTCAACCCAGAAGAGCTTGCAAAACTAATGGAACAGAGTGAAGAACTGGGTAAACAATTAAATAAAAAAGACGAATAGTAGTGGTAGGTAGTAATTACTTTTTAGGAAGCGTAGTAAGCCGTGTAGCCCAATCGCAAAATACAGGAGGAACATCTCAAACATTTCCTATCTTCGGAAGAGTAGTGAAAATATGTTTAGATGAAAGTACAGAAATAAAGGACGCACAAGGAAACGTATTACCTATAGGTACAGTATTGTGCAGGGATATTACTACAGAAAAGGAAGTACAAGCAACAGAATTTCCAGCCCTACAATTAAATAGTACTTTTAAACAATTCCCCTTACTTAACGAAATAGTAATCATAACCACCGGACCAACCTCAGAAATACAGACAAACGTAGGAGAGAGCACTCTATACTACTCCACAGTGGTAAACCTCTGGGGAAGTGCACATCACAACGCTATACCGGAGTTGAATACGGATATAAGTACTATTCTAGGTAAAGATGTAAAGGAACTTTCTGATATTAACCCTATGTACCCGTTTCCTGGAGATATCTTAGTAGAGGGTAGACAGGGGCAATCTATTAGACTTGGAGGGAATAAGTCTCCTAAAAACACATTAGTAGATGAAAGTAATAACGCTAAGCCTTTTACATTAATCAGTAATGGTCAAATAAAGACAGATAATGGTATATCTTTTATCGTAGAAGATATAAATCAAGATTATAATTCAATATACCTATTATCAGACCATAAATCCGACTTAAAAGCAATAAACACTAAGAGAGATTCTTACAATGTACAGCCACTAACCTCAGATCAGTATGTCGGAAACCAGGTAGTAGTAAATGGAGGTCGGTTGTTTTTTAATGCAAAAGAAGATTCTGCGTTTATTTCTGCAAAGGAATCTATAGGACTAAATGCAAAGACAGTAAATTTAGATGCAACAGATTATTTTTGTGTAGATGCTAAGAAAATCTACCTAGGAGCAAATGCAAGAGCATCCGCTTTACGAGAACCAGCAGTACTGGGAACTCAACTAGAGAACTGGTTAAATAATGTAGTAGCAATATTAACAATAGTTTCAACTACACTGCCAACAGTGACGTCAGTTCCTTTTGGACCAATACCTGGATTAGTGGCTTTAGGAAAGGCAATAGAACAACCAATTAAAGATCTAACTACAACTACTACATTATTTCAATCTAAAAAAGTATTTACAGAGTAATGGCACTAGATCCACAACAGATACAGTCATCAATAGCAAAAGCTAGAGAAGCTCAGGAAAAGTTCAAAGAAACTAAAGCTAAAATAGAGGCTGCTAAAAAGAAAGCAGATGCTGCAGCAAAAAGAGCAAAAGAGCTACAGCAGCAGATAAAGCTACTACAGGCAGCATCAAAAACACCGGGAGGAACTAAAGCAGGAATTGCTGCTATTGTTGCAGGTCAGATGGGTTCACTAAAAGGTAAAATAATCTCTCAAGTGCAGACAGAAGTCATCTCTATATTAAATAAATTTTCAAGTAAATGTCCAAACACAAAAGAACTACAGAAAATTATAAAGACACGAAATACGTTAATAAACCACCTAACAAGTTTTGAAAAAAGAATAGGGAAATATTCAGGTATAGCAAGTAAGTTAACAACAACAGTGCAGACTGTCAACACAGCAATAAAAATAATTACATCTATTCCAATACCTACAGCAGTAATACCTCCAGGAGGAGGTGTAGGTATCCCGACTAGTATACTAACTAAGTATAGTAATTCGTTAGTCAAGCTAAATAAAACGGTAGATAGACTACTAGGAGAAGCAGCAGCAATAACGGGAGTAGTGTCAACAGTTAATCCGGTAATAGTAAACTTAAAAAATAAGTTGAATTCAATAGATATAGCAATAGAGCAATGTAGTCTAGATCAACCAGCAGACTTAGTACAAATACTAGCTAATGCGCAACCACCTGAGAATACTGGAACAGAAGGTACCCCAACAGATGCTCAAGGTAATGTAGACCCTAACTACCAATACCAAGGGTATACTTTAGCGATAGTAGTAGATCCTAACTCCCCTACAATAGCTCCAAGGAGGTATGCAATAGCACTAGATAGAGGAGGTACTGTAAAACTAAGAGGAGAATCTTCCTTTAGCTCAGACACACAAGTACTACTGGATGAGTTGAAGTTTAAAATAGATAATCGATTTATATAACAAAACTATTTATTAATATGAAGTTAGATTTATTAAAAAAATTAATTAAAGAAGCCGTAAAAGAAGCAGTCCGTGAGGAGTTAGAAACAATTCTATCTGAAGATGCAAAACCTGCACAAGTACCAAAGCAAACTGTAACAAAATATGCAGAATATAAACCTACAGTAGCAAGACCTATACCGACAGGTGATCCAATTGCAGACTTGATGAACGAAACAAAATACTCAATGACTCAAGGAGAATATCAAAGCATGGTAAGTGCAACATCGGATATGGTACAAGCACCTGGATTAGGGATGCAATCAGCAGTAAACCAATTCAGACCAGGTCCTGAACCGGGATTAGACATATCTCAATTTGATTTTATGATGAGAGCAGGAGACGTCTACAAAGCATCAGTAGTAAAAGATAAACAAAGATTCGGAGGATAATGGCATTTAACGTACAGCAAATAAATCCACTAGACTTACAACCTAGGAAAGCAATAGGGGTATCACTACCCTTCAGCTCTACTAGTGTCTTTACATCAACATATACTACAAAAGATGCGTTAAAAGCAAACTTAATAAACTATTTTCTTACGGAAAAAGGAGAGAGGTTCTTAAATCCAAATCTAGGAGCTGGATTAAGAAGATTGCTTTTTGATCAAATGACAGAAGATAAAAGGGAGGAAATAAACTACGTAGTTAGACAAGGAGTAGCTGAATGGTTTCCGAACGTAGAAATACAGGAGATAGTAACAGAATACAGTCAAGATATAAATACAGTTACAGTATTCATGAAATATAGACTACTCCAAACAAACATACAAGACGAATTAGTAATTAATTTTGAACAATAATGGCTCAAGATAGAGATATAAAATATGTAAATAGAGATTTTGGAGACTTCAAAACTCAGCTAGTTGAATACGCTAAGAACTACTTTCCAGATTCTTACAACGATTTCTCTCCAACATCACCTGGTATGATGTTTATTGAAATGGCTGCTTACGTAGGAGATATACTATCTTTTTATCAAGATACACAACTGCAGGAAACATACATACAGTATAGTAAGAACCCAGCAAACCTCTACAACCTTGCCTATATGATGGGGTATCGCCCTAAAATAACAACTCCCTCAGGAGTCGACATAGAGGTAACACATCTCGTTGGAGCCACAGCAGGAGAACCTAACTGGAATCAAGCGTTAAAAATGCCAGGAGGTACTAGGCTAAGGTCTACAAATTCTGAACAAGTAAATTTTTATATAGAAAAACCTATAGACTTTACCTATTCAAGCTCCTACGATAATACGGCAATAGGTGTAGAAACCTTAAACGGAGTAGGGGAGCCATTGACCTTTAGATTAACTAAGACAGCTAAAGCTATCTCAGGAGAAATTAAAACTGTTAACGAGATAGTAACCTCAGTAGAGAAGTTTAAAACAATAACGATTAGTGATACAAATATAGTAGGAGTCCTTTCAATAACAGAAAACTCAGGTAATACACTCTGGTACGAAGTTCCCTTTCTAGGACAAGACACAGTCTTTGTAGACGATCCAAATACAGATCCAGATAAACAAGTTGCCCCATACAGTCTAACACTGCAGAGAGTTCCTAGAAGATTTGTAACAAGATTTACCTCAACAGGAGACTTACAAATTCAATTTGGAGCAGGAATAACAGGTCAAGATGATTCAATACTAACACCAGACCCTACAAATGTAGGTTTAGGAAACTCACAAGGGATCTCGAGGATAAGCTACGCATACGATCCTTCAAATTTTTTATCAACTAAATCTTACGGACTTGCACCTTCAAATACAACATTAACAATCAGGTACTTAGTAGGAGGAGGAGTTGGAGCAAATGCTCCTGCAAACACTATTAACACATTAGTAGGATACGGTGGACAGGTTACAAATGCAATAGGAACCATATCTCCGACTGAACTAACAACAGTTACCTTTAATAATATACAAGCTGCAGTAGGAGGAAGGGATGGAGATACAGTAGATGAGTTAAGAGAAAATTCACTGAGAGCTTTTAATGAACAAGGGAGAGCAGTATCTTTACAGGATTATACAGTTAGAGCTTTATCAATGGATTCTAAATACGGATCTATTGCAAAGGTGTATCCAACTCAAGATCAACTGACAAACCCGAATAGCTCAACAGATAGTATAGTAGACAGTAATCCGTTATCAATATCGTTATATACATTAGCGTATGATAATAACAAAAACTTAACTAATACAACAGAAACACTACAAAAGAATTTAAAAAACTATCTAGCAGAGTATATGATGATTACAGATGCAATCAACATAAAAGACGCATTTATAGTAAACATAGGTATAAATTTTGATATAATAATAAAACCTAATTTCTCAGGAAGAGACGTACTACTTGCTTGTACAACTAGACTAAAAGACTATTTTGACATAACTAAGTGGAACATAAATCAACCAATAAACCTATCAAGTATATACACACTTTTAGATCAAGAAAAAGGAGTTCAAACAGTACAAAATATAGAAGTATACAACAATGTAGGAGGTACATATTCACAGTATGCATACGATATACAGGGAGCAACTAGAAATAACATAGTATACCCATCATACGATCCGTGTATATTCGAAATAAAATACCCAGATACAGATATTAAAGGAAGAATAACAACACTATAACATGGCAGTATACAGAATATTCCCTGAAAAGGATACATTTATATCAACAGAAGTACCAACAGGTAACGCTGGAAAGGATGAAATAATTGAAATAGGAGGATATGCAGATATCGCAGATACTGGAGAAACAAACCGGTTACTAGTACAGTATAGTACAAGTGAGATACAGGATGTACTAGCAAGTAAGATCGGAGCAGCAACATATAGTGCAAGCCTCCATCTGTATTTAGCAGATGCATATGAAATCCCTGTAAATTATTCACTATATGCATATCCAGTATCAGGTACATGGGATGGCGGAGTAGGAAAATTTGGGGATGTACCAGTAAATACAACTGGAGTTTCCTGGCAGTATAGATTAGCTGGAGAAACAGGAGCGTGGACAACAGCATTATTTTCTACAGGCGTAACAGGTTCTTATAAAGCAGGAACAGTAGCAGGAGGAGGGACTTGGTATACAGGTTCTGCTGGCATCAATTTAGAATTTACACAATCACATACTCTTAACTCAACCAACGATGTAGACATAAATGTAACAGAAGCGATCAAGCTATTTAATTCAGGAACAATAGGGAATAATGGGTTTATCGTAAAACTCTCTAATGATCTAGAATATAATACAACCTCCTCTATAAGACTAAAATACTACGGCGTAGACACAAATACAATTTATCCTCCATTCTTAGAGTTCAAATGGGATGATAGCACATACAGTACAGGATCCCTTACTATTCTTTCAAATAGTCAAGCAATAGTAAACCTAACAAATAATAAAGGTAAATATGTAGATAATGGGAAACAGAGATTTAGAGTATCTGCAAGACCTAAATACCCGGTAAGATCTTTCACAACATCATCCGCATATTTAACCAACTACGCACTACCTTCCGCTTCATACTGGGGATTAAGAGATGAGAATACAGAAGAGATGGTCGTTGACTTTGATACTAAATTTACAAAAATAAGTTGTGATTCAAATGGAGCATTTTTTGATGTATATATGGATGGTTTGCAACCTGAGAGATATTACCGTATATTGGTAAAGACAACTCTAGATGGAAGTACTACAGTAGTAGATAATCAAAACGTATTTAAAGTAGTAAGAAATGGGTAATGATATAAACATTCAGAAGACAGTTTTTAGTACGGTAGAGTTTAATAAGGTAGTAGATAGTACGTTTAGGACATTTGTTCAACCAATTCCAGAAGAAGACACAGATACACCTGAAGAATTGTTTAGGCTGTATGAAAAACTGTATTATGTAATAGATGTTACAGGAGATACAGATTCTCACGAGTATTTAATAAAAAAAAGCTCGGAATTAGTAACTTTTGACAGAGTTACAGAGGATATTCAACCTCTATTAGACGAAATAGCACAATTAAGACAAGAAAACCTAGGATTAAATCAACAAATACTTACCCTAGAAACAAATATAACGTAAATGGCAGATATCATATACACAGTTAATCAAGAGATTCCTGAGAATATAGAAGGATTTGAACAGTACTCACAAGAGGATAAGGAATTAATAAGTTCCTTTCAGATTAATAGTGTATTTGATCCAACAAAAAACAGTGCTCAACTACATATTCTATCCCTATCAGATGAACTTCTAGAAAGCATATACGATTATACAAGATTTACTCAATTAGGAAACGCACAATCTGCAGGACAAGCAGGAGCATCCGTACTAACCATCGATCCTATTGCAGACAGTAAAGCGTACGGATATGAGAATGGAGGAGTAAAACTACTCTACCACTTTCTAGATGACCTATACACCTCAGATAGGAGTACAGTAGATTTTTATATACAAGAAATATCACAAGATAGGACAGAGGTGAGTTTATCAACTCTAAATCTAACAGCAGAAGAACTTACATCCCTAACCTCTGCCATTAAAAGTAGACTACAGAGTCAATCATACTTTACAGGATTTAGGTTAGATTTTAAGAATAACGACTTATTTATTGCGACAAATATAGATACTCTAACTTTGGGGGATGAAAAAGTAGTTGTAGTAAAGTTATACGAACCACTCCCTGTATCTTATAAGGTAAAGAGTGTATTAAGTATAGTTGAGGTAGTATCAGACTCTGTTGCTTATGAAGTAGATTCAGAGTTTATAATAACACCAGACCCGATACCAACCTTAAGATCTCCGAATTTTAATATTGAGATAGCAGATGAAAGCGTAGTACCTACGGGATACTATACCTATGATGAACTTCTTAGTTATCCAATAAATAATAGTAATA